CTTTTCCGTCAGGCGCAACAGTCTTTCGTTGAGATCAAGCAGACTGCTGATGAAGTCATTGCAATTGGCAAAGAGGCTCAAGGATTCTGGAATCAGCTTCTCAAGTTCTTTGGTGGAAAGCCAAAGCCAAAGCAGTCATCGTCAAAGCCTTTGGCGAAAAAGAAGGCAGCCTATGTCGCAGTCGATGAGACACAGGTCAAGATCGACATTGTCAAAAACCTGACCGAGTTCTTCAAGCTGCAAGAGCAGTTGGCGGCACACATCAGAGAAGAGGAAGAGAAAAGCCTGACAGTTTATGACCCAGATCAAAACTTGATGGAAGCGGCGCTTAAGCGGGTCATGGCACAGCAAGAGATGGATAGATTGGTTGTGACAATTAGGGAGACGATGGTGTACCAATCGCCCAAAGAAATGGGCGCACTGTACTCAGAAGTCCACAAGATGCGTGATGTCATACAAGGCGAACAGGAAAAAGCTAGACTTGCAAAAGAAGCGCAAGAGAGGCAAATGCGATGGCAACGGCGGCAAGAGGAAAGAAACCTCCAGCTAAAGCTGGCGGCAGTAATAGCGACTACTATATTCCTCCTGTACCTGTGGTTGTGGCTCCTCCTGTTAAGTCGCTGGCGGCAGATATGATGGGCTGGATTTTTAGCTGTGTGCTGATCGGGTTGTTATTGCCTTTGCTTGGGTTTCTGTATGTGGACATACTGGAGACAAAGCAAGAGGTCAAAATACAACTGGAAAAAGTTGAACGGTTAAGGCGTGAAATCGAAAGGGAAAGACGTGAAAAGAAGCCTAGCGATACTATTTCTGATAACCCTGTATTTGATCGGGTGCGAAGACCGTTTTCGCTACCCATGCCAAGACCCTAAAAATTGGGAACTTGCTGATTGCAAACCTCCAATCTGCACCGCCACTGGCACTTGCCCAGACCAGTTAATCAAACTTGAACAGGAGAAAAAATGATGCCTACTGTTGCCTATAAAACAACCAACCGCCTGACCGCAGACGAGATTGAAGTCAGGGTATGGGCATTCGTTATCGTGGTCTTGGTGACCATTCTGCTGGCCTCAATGGGTATGTTCCTGTACTCAGTCTCTTTTGTTACTCAGCCCATGAATGGTGCAATGGCGGCAATCGATAAGGTTTACACCCAACAAATCAGCACCATCATGGTGTTCATCACAGGCGTTCTGGGTGGGGTAGCTGGTCGTTCTGGTGTCAAAGCTATTGCCAATGCAACCGCCAAGGCTGAAGCTATTGACAACGATGAGCCGCCCAAGCCATGAGTTTGTTTAATCCTTGGGTGATTCTTGGCATCATCATGGCGGTGCTGAGTAGCTTTGGTGTTGGGTACTTTACTGGCGAATTGAATGAGTACGAACGCCAACAACTGGAGATTGCTGCCCTGAATGCCAAGGCAAGGGAAACCGAGCAGACAATGGCAAAGGTAGCGCAGACTTATGCAGAGACACTACGAAAGGCAAACCATGTTGCAAAGATTAAAGAGACCCGTTTGCGTGATGATATTGCCACTGGCGCTCTCAGCTTGCGGGTTGCTGTCAAAGCCCCCCAGTGCGCCTTACAAGCCGCCACAGATACCGCCACTGCCAGCGGAGGTGACGCAGGAACAGCATCAGCCGAACTTAACAGATCGGTTGCTGATGCTCTTATCGCCATCACCGCAGAAGGAGATGCCGCCATCAGAAAACTCAACACCTGTATCCAAACCTATGACCAAATGAGGAGCATGAAATGAACTTATCCCCAAACTTCACACTTGATGAGTTAACCCACACCGACCAACGCAACATGGACAATACGCCCAACGATGCCGAGCTGGAGAACTTGGTGCGCTTGGCTGAGTTTTTGGAACAGGTTAAAGAAGTGCTTGGCGGCAAGCCAATCATCGTGAATTCTGCGTTTAGGTCAAAAGCCGTAAATGATGCAGTGGGTTCAAAAGATTCCAGTCAACATCGGCGTGGGTGTGCGGCTGATATTCGAGTGCCAGGCATGAAACCCGATGAGGTGGTCAGGGCAATTATTGAGGCAGGGTTACCTTATGACCAAGTTATCAGGGAATTTGACCGCTGGACCCATGTCAGCATACCTAATGCAGGGGATATTAAGCCCAGAGAAATGGCCTTGATTATTGACAAATCAGGGACAAGGGCGTTTGCTTAATCGGCATAAAAATGCAGCATTGCCAATAAAACGCCAATGCCGATGATTGCGCCAATAAACAAAATTGCGATGGTTATGAGGACTTCCATTTTTTGCACATCTCCTGTACTTTTTGGGACTTTTTCTTTTTATCACAAATATTGCTGAGTTGTTTCAATTTGTACTGCATTTGCATTTGTGCTGGAGTTGGTGGAACTGGTGGGTCTTTCGGCAATAAACCTGCCACGCCCAGCCAACAGCACACAGCGCCAACAAGTAGTCGGTCAAATATCATTCTTCGCCCTCATGTTCTTTGAGCCTGCGCTGTAACCGACCGATGCGTTCTACGTTGTATGTGACGATAGAGGCCGCATACTCGACTGCCGACTCAGCCTCCAGCTTCTTGATAACCGCCTCTCGCAGTTCCTTGGCGATGATTTCGTTGATGGTCTTTGGCCTAGTCAACTCTTTGAGGTATTTCAGCGTTGGGTCAATCCAACTCATGTGTTCTTCTCCTTCAACAACGCTATAGCTTGAGAAACTGCACTTTGTTGGCCTAAATTGGTGTTGTAGAAAAGGTCTGTTAACTCCTCATTTGTCAGCCCTACCCATGTGCGCTGTGGCTGGGTGTAGGTCTGCCCACAGTTGTGGCATTGCACAACGAGGCTAAACGGATTCCACTTGACTGCACTTGCATCCGTGTACCCGCAACAAGGCAACTTGACAGGCTCTTGCTCTGTGCGCTGTGGTGGTGTGCAAGTATGGATGTCGTTTGTGCGTTTTCCGCATCGTTCGCAGAAGTTGCGTTCTTGGCTTTCCAATTCTGCAATGGCTTGGCGCACTTTGTCTTTAATACCATCTGTATTCATAATCAAATGAGCGTGTTCGCCAGCATTTAACGCCTTAAGCGCCAGCTTCAATGCTTCTTGTGTCATTTCAATCCCCTGATGTAAATAGCAAAGCTGTGCAGTGTGTCCTGCCCAAAGCCCTCCATTTTCTCGATATGCTGTGCAACTTCCTCGATAACTTGGTCTCGGTAAGGATTGGTTGATATGCTTTGCACGGCACGTTTACGCCACAAGCTTTGGCGCTCCAGTTCGTTAAATGCTTCATCTTCTTCGGTCATATTAACTCCCGCTGTATAGGCACAAACCGCCATTCACGTTCTGCCCTGCCTGACTTGGACTTGGTGACCCGACCAGTTAACTCCACCAAACCAATCTTGGCCAACTCAGGCAATCGCCTTGCGACTTGATTGCCATCTAGCCCAGTCAGTTCAGCGATGCCATCTTTGCCCCGTGCGCCGAAACGCTGGAGGCAACCCACGATCAGGTCAAAGTGCTGCCGAGCCAAGTCTTGTGCTTGATCTGCAGCGGCGTGGCTGGTGGCTGGATCAAGAGACCTTGCACGATTAAAATGGGATTGATGAAATGTCATCGTCAAACTCCTTTGGCTGTTGGCGTTCAGTTGGCTTGAGGTCGTAACAGTTTGCCCATCCATCCCACCCGCCTTTGGGCAGGGGTATCACATCCAGCTTGATTTTAAGATTGCCGTTATCTTCAAAAACCGAACCAATGTTTTGATAGCGTTTCTTTTCCTCGCCCATCTTGTTGACGTATGAGCCAGTAACCACGGTGATGTCTTTAATCTTTTTCATGCAAGGCTTTCAAGTTGTTGGATTTTCAGGTCTACATCACCCAGAAATTGGATGACTGAATTCTCAAGCGAATCAACCAGTTGTTTGTCAAAGTTGATGCGTTTGATGAATAGTTGGTATTTTTCTGGCATCCGTGGGTCAAAGGATACAAAGTCGCACCACGGGCGTTCTGTGCAGGCCATTTGCCACATCATTTGCGTGATGTACTTTTCTGGCACTTTTTGGTCAAGCAGAGTCGCAATATGGGTGGCAGTGTTGGGGCATTTGATTTCCACCAATCCCTCGCCTGCCAAACCATCAGGAGACGCACCAGACATCGTTATCCAAGGGTGGGTAATGAACCCTACCTCGGTTACCAAAATGTCAGCCTTGGCCTCGTAAGCAGCCCTCGCAAATGGTTCGGTGTCAGTACCCCACTGCATAGCTGAGTTGCTAAAAGACTCTGCTGGCTTGCCTGTCATGCGTTCGCATACCAGTTGGGCCATGTAGTTATCCCTGCTGGTGCTGTAACCCGTCTTGGTCTTGGCGATAATGTCCGCAACCCTGCTGGCGGTGACCTTGCCGCATCGAGCGGCAAACCATTCTGTTGTGCCTTGGTCCATTATGCTTCCCTCGCTTTCAACATTGCGTCTGCCATTGCGTACGCTGCGGTCGCTGCGGTCGCAAATTTATTAAAAAAAGTGCTTTGTTGAGCAGTCTTCCAGCCTTCAATTTGGTAACCTATACCAAGCCCACGATAAGCTAAAACTTCTTTTATTTCATTTATAGATTTACGCCCAAGGTTAGGTGTTTTAAGCAATTCATTTTCTGTGCGTTGAATTAGGTCGCCTATGTAAATGATTTTTTCATTCTTCAAACAATTGGCAGTACGCGCAGTGAATTGCAGTTCATTAACTGGTTTCAATAATATTGCATCAAGTTCTAACGTTTTTTCATTTAGGCTCGGCAGAATATTTTTCATTGCCTGTGCCGCAAAATAGTCACGCAAGGTCATGCCTGTGAGATGCAAACCAAGAGTCTGCGCCCCGTGGTTGTGTAGCGGAAATGCTGGTGGATTATTCATGCACCCTCCAGTTGAGATTTTTTAGCATCTTTTTTAGCAATGACCTTGGTCTGCCATGCTTGTTCGCCATTCGTGGCTTTGTAAGCCGCTTTATAAGCCTCTTGCAACTCTTTAAGTGTGGTGACTTCATCCATTGCAGCCATCAGGTCAAGGATTTGGTTTTCATTGACAGTGGATTTAATTTCGGTCTTGCGGCTGGCGCTGTTGCCATCGTCATCTTCTGGTGCAATGCCGCAAGCCGCCATCAGGCTGTACCGCCTGGCATAAGTAAGTGCAGACCCAAACCCTTGCGGGTCTTGTTTGGCGGCTGGAACGTGCAGGATGCCGCACTCGAGCATTTCGCCCGATTCGTGCAGGAATACAGTTTCAACCATAACCCCATCGTTGCAGTCGTAATTCTTTTGAATCAGGGCAATGCCGTTGTCGTTCAGCCCTTGGATGACTGCCTCAACGCAGGCGGCAAGGTCAGCGTAGCGACTTTTGAAGTGCGGGTTGGTGGAAGATTTCAGGGCAGGGCCAAAGGCTTTTTGTGCCTTGACCAGTGCGGTTGCGATGTGTTTCATGTTGACCCCTTAAAAAGTTTTGTTGAAATGTGCATTGATTGCCCGACCCACACGCTGGCGACTTGGCGGCTCGTAACCAGCGTATTCTTTGACCTCTTGCTCAATCCATTGGAAGTGCAGCTTGGGCAAGTCGTAAGTAATATCGACACCATCTTTGAAAACAAAGATGTCAAAGTGACCATCGGCATAGCAATCTTCATCTTCATACCAAGTCCACTTGACTGTGACTTCATCCCAAATCAGGAAAGTGGTGAATTCGCCTTCTTCTTCGTCATACATGATTAAGGTCTCCAGTACAGA